ATCTTAGAGACACGATAACGATCAGCACTTGCAACTTGAGTTTGATTCATTTCGGGTGACATAGGTCTAGGAACATCCTGTGCCCGCTCACTCCGAAGTCGATCTTCAAGCTCTTGTCTTACTGACTTCTCTCGCTCTTTGAGCATTGAAATAGAAGCATCAATCTCCTCTGGAGTATTGCCACTTACCATTTCGGGAAAGAGTAATCCGCTTTTCTCAATTTGCTTTTGCTTATACGACTTCACTTCACTCTCTTTTACACGTTGTTCAGCTTGCTTAGAGACATTCTCTAGCTGATTCTTTAAGAGTTCGTTCTGTTCAGCAAGCAATTCGATCTGCTTGTTTACCTTTTCAATGTCGCTCATATTTGAGTCCTGTATAGTAGAAAGTTTTTCTTTCGCTAGTTTTAAATCCTCTAGCACCTTGTCTCGCTCGGCTTGAACTGATTCGGCTTGCGCTTTAGTCTTCTCAATAGACTTATAAAGCTTGTCCTTTTCTTCTCGCCTTACCTTATTGAGCATTTCATCAAGTTGCGCCTTAGTGAAAACTTCCTCAGTTGTTTTCGGTGCTTCTTTGCTCTCGGTAGTTTGGGTGGTCTGTGTACTCACTTGACTTTCTTCTGTGTTCGCTGGCTTAGTATCTGTCATGTCACTCATTTGTCTATATGCCCTTATTGTGTTTAGCTAGGTGCGATTGGAATTAATTAACGTAAGATGTCAACTTTTGGTGCTCTACGAGCGTGTTGACCTGGTGCGTTTTCCATCATAACTTGACGACCATCTTGAACTTTGGCCTTGTTAGGTTGGTTACGCATATCGAAGTACTGACTCATACCACGATCTTTTGTGGTAGCGTCTTGTCCAGGTCGATTCATAGGCTTTGCATTGTGTGTTTTTGACATTGCCATGATTAATCTCCAATCAATGGTTAAAAATAAAAATAAAGTTATCCGATAGGATTATCTATTATAACATACGTTTTATCAAACTAAAATTAGACAACTATGGGCTCTAAAGTACACATACAGTTAGGATGTGGCAAATCTGGAACACTGTTATCTGTGTATAGCCCACTCAAAGAACCACCAAAATTAGGTGGTAAAGCACTAGGTACATCCACTCCTGTACTTACTGACAAGACCTCACATATCTCTGTACCACCATAGTCCTTATGGCTTGCGCTTAGTCGCCAATAAAACAAGTTAACACCAATAGCTTGCATTGCTTCAATCGTTGCTGAGTGCATAGCTCTGCTTTGCTCTGTTCTATTTATCCTACTAATAGACTTAGCCACGCAAGCTCTATTTGCCCCTTTAGGGTCTACTAGGGCTTTCTTAAGTTTAGCCCTTTGCTCTATGCGTCTAAGTAAACCCATATCCATAAGTTTGCCTAGCTCTGATTCCATCTTAGCACCAACACCACCAAGCCTTTGCGCTGTATTCATACCGCTCTTACCAGTAGGTTGGTTATAGATCTGTAAAGCTTTCCTCTTAGCAATCTGATTTATCGTAGACATTGGTAATTGGTCTTTGTCTTTCAAGCTTCGCCTAACTCCAATTAAGTGAGTCTTTACTGAACCCTCTATGTTTTCCAATATCTGATCTCTTGCCCCTCTTATCGTACCACGAACTACCTGCTCTAGCTCTCTAGCTAAAGCGGTCTTGTCAGGTGGTCTTAACTCACCTGTTGTACGATTCCTCTTTAGATCATACCGCCCAAACACTGCATTTGCTCTTTTTATTCCCTCAAGCATCAAAGTTCTCACTCTGCCCTCTTGGGTAGGCAATCTATTGAGTATGCGCCTTTTAGCATCCGCTATCTCATAATTGCGCTCACCCTTTTTCACAGAAGCAGGCTGTGCCTGAACAGTGAATGTACTCCCATTCACTGTCCTTACAGTATGAGTATTAGAAAGTAGACCTAATCCCTTGTTCGATTGGGCCTTAAACTTCTTCCTAGCCATCCATCATATCCGATGTCTTAGCATTAGAGATTGCTTCCCCTACGGAGTCAGGGTTAGGTCTTCTAGGGTTAGGATTACCACTTCGCTCTTTTGGTGGCTCTAAAGACTCAATCTTAGGCATATCGACCTCTGGGGCTTCCGCTTCTTCCATAAACTTCTGACCAATAGCGAACTCTAACTCGGCAAGTTCTTCTCTTTCTTCCTCGATGTCCTCTTTGATCTTTTCAATTTCACGCTGAGACATACCCATCTTCTGCATCTCGAATCTCTTTGATGACAAACCAAGATCAAGTCGCTTAGTCGCACGATCAAGCTCAATGCTCTCATCTCTAGGTAGAGGACTTGGGAATACGATCTCATTACGATACTTGTTGCTCTCATTAAGCAAGTCAAAGGCACGACCAAAATCATTATTAGCAAGTGCTGTAATTTTCATAATGAGTCTGTTGATTAATCTTAAACCAGCACCGTATGTCTGAACCTTAACCTGTCTTGCTTCCAACATCGGCATATATCTCATAGATACCGAAGCACCTGTCTCTCGGTTATTGATATTACTTGTCAAAGCAATCTCAGGTACTCCGCCAATTTCATGCATGGCTTTCTTGATACGATCTAGGTAATCCATGCTTGGCCCAAGCTCTCCATTCAAGCTTAGATTCTCTACCTCTGCATTTTCGGGTAGCCCCCACATACGATTAGCACCACGCTCAAGCTGAGTCAGCTTTGCACCCTTAACGATAGTCACAGGTGAACCATGATAGTTAATCACATCACTTATATCAGTAGCTTTCTCATTGTACTCACGTTGTAAGGAGATTACATCGCTAAGGTCAGAACGCCCATAGAACTCACCCGCTATTGGGTAGTTCGGGATATGCACAATAGGAATCTCACCTAGAGGATTCTTCTTCTCACGCTCTCCGCCATTCGGTGAATACTCAATTACCTTGTTAGCATACCAACGCTCTCCATACCACTCCACATTATGTGATGGAATATCTCCAAAGCGATTAGTCGATGATGCATCACCATTCTTAAATCTTGGGAACAGCACCAATACTGAGTTGACCTTTTTACGATCTACACCATGTGGGCCACCAAAGGATGGGAATACATACTGACTAGGTAATACATCTACTCTAGCATAAGGACTCTCTATTGGGTCGCTATCTTCCCAAGAGACTCGAACAAAGACATCACCAGTGATTGCGCCCATTTGCGCCATCTCAAAGGCTACCAACTCTTTGCGGTTCTTCTCCCAAGTATTCTCTAGCATTAATCGGACAAACTCTCTGTCCTCATCTTCTTTGCTTGCTGTGGCAGGGTCATCAGGGATAGTCACTGTAAAGCCATTCTTCATTAAGAAGTTCACACTCGCATCCACAAACCTACGACAATAATTCATTGTCACAAATGGCTCATTCACATCCCTAGTGTGATCCCAATGCTTTCCTCTATAAAACCTCATAAACTCTCTATATCGCCTAAGACGATCTGAGTGCTCTAGTTCTGTCGAGGTGACTAACTGATACACATTTGAGTCAGAACTACCATAAGGAGTTCCAGCAATGATTCCTCTACTGATTAATCCCATACTTCACCTCAATCCCACTTTCTATGAACAATAGTCTCTCTGTCCTTGCGTACACCTATTCGTGCTTTTGGTGCGCTCATTTTAATCTGTATTGAAGATTTTAGCCACTCTCCTACACACTTTGGGCTTTGGTCAAGTAAATCACCCTTAGAGATTGCCTTTTTTACTATACGCTCACTTAGCCCACTAAGCTCACATATTTGCTCTATGCTTAACAAATCACCAGCCATCGAACTTTCTCCTTGCACGACCACCTTTGATCTGTGCTGAGTAACGTCTACGAGTATCACTCACTGCATTGCCTAAGAATGGGTTATCCGATGTCTCAGCAGAAATCATCTTACGATTCACCAAGTAGCATAATAACATTAATGAGTCACTATAGTCATCATGCCCATCTGAGCCTGTTTTCTTCTTACCACTAGTGGGCGCATGGACATCCATGTACTTACCTCGCCAATCTTTTTGAAGATCATACATCTCTCGTACAAACTTCTGCCAACGCTTATACCCTCTAGCATGATCACTGCCTGGATATGTCAGCCTTTGTGTCTTAATCTCTTGGTACAAGATTGTATAACCCTCATGCTTAGATCTTTGGCTAAAGACAAATGGCTTCACATCTATACCATGATCATATAAATCGGCCTTTAAGCGGTCAAAGATCGGGTCACCTCGACCTGTAGCATCGACTATAATTGAACCTATCTTGTAATTCCCTAAGAATTGCAAGATTTGTGGGTACTGCGTTTCATGGTCATCACCTTGAATCTCCAACCAATTCACTATGTGAGTATGGTAGCGGTCTTCACCAGCAAACATAATCGGGTTCTCCCACCATACCTTAGCCACTGTAACAACAGTAGAGTCATTACTACGCCCAATGTCTATCGAAGCCACCATGTTATCTGTTGCATTGTCATTAAAGTAGTGACTCTCATTGCGCTTAAAGTGAATATACTTGCCCTTTTTCTTTATCCTTAGCCTATCTGTTTTCTTGATAGCGCAAGCATCAAAGATCTCAGGTGCAATAAAGTGACCACGTTCAAGCATCCAGTGCAGACGATAGCTCATTCTAAACTCATCTGACTCATACCCTAAACGCTCAATCTCTTTCTCAATATAAGCACCA